TGTATTCCGGCGAACGATGGCGACGCCCGAGCCGCTCCTGCTGCACAGCAGCCTTCACCTCGGGCGCATCCGGGGCCATGCCCTCAGGGATGTCGAGGAAGATGCCGTCGCGTGTCTCGATCGTCGGCATCAGAAGTCCACCTTGGTCGTGCCGCCCGGTGCGATCTGGATCGGCGACTGGCGAGAGCCGCGCCCGGACTGCTGCGCTTGCGCTTGATCGCCGCCGCTCGCGCCGTAGCCGAGGACGACATTCTCAGGATCGAGCCCATACGTGCGAGCGCGCGCCTTGAACTCGTTGGCGCGCTCGTTGAAGTAGTTCAGCGCCGTGTCGCGCTCGCTCTTCGCCTGCTTGAGGAAGTCGACTCGCTGCGCTGGGGTGAGCACCACGCCCGTCAACACTTTGTTGTAGAGGTTCGCGATCTGCGCGGGCACGCCCGTGGCATTGCGCGCCGTCGCGTATTCGCCCTCGCGCACCACCGAGGTCGGGTCGAGCATCTTCATGTACCGGAAGATCGCGCGCATGTCGCTCGCGGCGGTGGGCGTTCCAGTGAGAGCGGCCTCGATCTGCGGGTACGTCCCGAGGCTGATGCGCTGATCCTTCACCTGCTTCTCGAAGTCGTCGCGGAGCGCGTTCTCCTGCGTGAAAGAGCGCGCCGCTCGTTGCTGGTCTTGCGTGTTCTGGCGCGAGCCCGCCGTGATCCCGGCGATCATGCGTCGCGTCTCCGCTGCCTGTTGCGCCGCTGCTTCGCGCTGGGCGGTGGTCGCGGCGTTCGCCGCCATCGACTCGTAAATCTTCGCCTGCTGTTCAAGCCGTGTCGCGCGCCGCTGCGCCACCACCTCGGGGTCGTTGAAGAACTGCCCTCCAGAGACGATGCCCCCGCCGAGCTTCTCGGGCTCTTGCGCGGCGAGCGCCTGCTTGAGCACCTGCGCGCCGACCGGCTGGAACGCCGAGCCGCCCATCACCTGCATCACCATGCCGCGATCAAAATCGCGCTGCGCCCCTTCCTCGCGCTTCCTCGCGTACTCGCGCATCGCCCCGACGTCAGCATCGTTCGGCTGCGTCGACTGTGCCTGCGCGAGCAGGTCAAGCGCCTTGCGCCGATATTCATCACCGGCATCAACTTGTGGCGCAGGCTTCGGCGCGAGCGCCTGCTTCAGCACACGCGGCGGCGGCTGCAGCGTCGGGTTCGCCGGGTCGAACGGCGCGTCGAACGGCGACTCGTCGAAGAGCGGAGAGTAGGGTTCAGACACCGCCGTATTGCCCGGTCTGATCGTTGAACTGCGAAGGGTCGTAGTTGTTGACGCTGGGCGGGGCGATCGGCAGGCTGTTCTGCTGCCGCCGCTGGCCCATCGCGTTGAGCCAGTCCTTCCGGCCAGCGGAGAGTCCCTGCGCGTCCTTCATGGTCTTGTAATCCAACATCGCGCCGCTGATGCCGCGCAGCCCCTGCGCGATCTGCGAGGCCTTGTCGATGCGGTTGCCGCCGCCCTCTCGCAAGTCCTTCGCCATTGCCTGCTGCCGGGCGATCTGCTGCTCTTGCCCGGTGAGGTCTTGCAGCTTCATCATCTGCGCCCACTGGTCATCGGTGTAATACGGGGTATTGGTCGGCATCTCAGTTTCCTTTCACCGCATCCGTTCATTGAGGTAGAAGCCGAGCATCTTCGCGGTCACGAACGCGTTGTAGCAGATGATGTCCGCGAATTCCGCGTGCTCGTCGATCACGCGAGCGAGTTCCTTCGCGTGCTCGGTGTCGTGCTCGGCGTGATAGCGCACGGTGCGGATCGCGGGCGCACCGTAGACCTTCTCCAACGTCTCGACGTCCGCGAGCGGCATCGGACGGAACTCCATCGCCGCGATGTACCCGAGGAGCGCCTGCGGCCCGACATGTCGCAGGTAGTAGTACTGCGCCCCGGCTGTCGCCGCGACCGCGTGGTCGAGCTTGACCGGGGCTTCCCCGAGCAGGTCCATGTCTTCGGCGAGCCACGTCGCGTGATCCTTCTCCTCGGCGAGGTGCGACGCATAGTAGTCGCGCAGCGCGCCGCTCGACCGCTCGATCGCGAGTTCCAAGAGCGGGGCCGATGCACGCATCAGCCCGTGGCAGAACTTCAGGAACGTCACGAACTGGGCGCGCGTCTCCATCTTCGGCAGCGGCACCGAGTTGATGAGGTCGAGGGTGACGGTCGAGGGCGTCATGGGTCAGTACATCATCATCGCGGTCAAGCCCAAGCTCGCAGCGGACCCGGCAAGCTGGCCGTATTGGTTCGACGTGTTCTGGTTGAGTTGCGTCGCCCCGAGCCCGTACTGGCCCTGCGATTGCGCCGCGCCGAGGAGGTCGGGAGTCTGCCCCTGCGTCGCGGGAGCGAAAGATGGCATCTGCGGCATCGACACCTGCTGCCCGGTGAGCAGCGCGTTCAATTCGTTGAGCGGCATGCCGCGCCGCTGCGCTTCCTCGGCGATCCCCGCGTTGCGAAGCTGCTGCTGCTGGTTGATCGACGCCGCCGACTGACCGTACTGCTGCGCCTGCTCGGACTGGCCCTGCTGCATCGCTTGCCCGAGCAGGTTCTTGTCCTCCTGCGTCCACTGGCTCTGCAGTTGCTGGCCCGCGCGGTTTGCCGCCTCGCTCCCCGTGGGCAGGCCCATGTTCGCGAGCTTCGTGTCGAGTTCGGATTGCTGCTGCTGGCGCTGGGGCTGCAGCATCTGGCTCATCTGACTGTACGCGTTCTGCTGCGCGCCCCTGATGTCGCCACCCTGCGCGGCCTGCGTGGGCGCACTGGGCATGCTCGACCAGTCGAACGGCGTCGCCGTCGCGCTCGTCGCCTGCCCGAGAAGCTGTTGCGCGGCCCCCGAGCGGCCCTGCTGTATCGCCTGCTGCGAGTCGAGCGAGGCCTGCTGATCGGGAGACAGGTTGATGTTCTGGTTCCACGTCGTGACGTTCTGTCCGGTTGCAGGATCGACCGCCGTGCCCGTGCCCCACGTCTGCGAGCCCCACGGCGTGTTGACGGTCGGGCGATTCGCCCATGTGTTCTGCGTCGCGAGTTGCTGGCTCGCTGCGGCTTGCTGCTGCGCGGCCCCGGTGTAGTCGGGCGAGGCAGGCGGGCTCTTGCCACCACCACCGTGCAGCACCGAGTCAAACCACGGATCGGGCGAGCCCCTGAGCAGAGCTTCAATGAACAGTTTGTGCATCTGGCTCTCCGCGCCGCCACCTGTCGTCGAGGTAGCGGCAGTTGTCTTTGGTCATCCCGAGCACCACCATGTCGCCGCCCTCCTCGTGCATCCCGGGCAGGCGAAACAGTTCGCGAAAGCCGAGGTGCGCGTCCATCCGCATGGCCTTCTCGTTCTTGCTATTGACGATGCCGATCAGCGTCTCTCGCCCAGCGGTGATGAACGCGTGGCGGAACACCTCGTGCAGCATCGTGCGCGGTGAGTAGTGCCAATCCGGTGCGAACGCGACGTGAATTTGGCAGACCTTGCCGAGGAAACCCTGCAAGCCCACCACGATCACGAGCTTGCCCTCGCTCACCCACCCGACGCACTGCATGTCCTGCGTCGGCGTGACGAAGGCGTACGTGCGAAGGAACTCGGCGAGAGCCAGCCAGTCGCGCTCGCTCCGCGCGGTGACCATCACATCACACCCCCGGGCTCGGCCCAGTAGTCGATCGTGGTCAGCAACGTCTCGCGCGTGCAGCGATAGTCAAGCTGCGCGGTCGCAGCGAACCCCGCGCCGCGCGTTCCGATCCATCGCCGCAACTGCTGACCGAGCGGCGCGCTCCAGTGCGCCGTCCCCCATATCGCTGAACCCCACGACGACTCGGGCGGCGGGATGGGAATGCTCGGCGTGACCGGGGAGACGGGAAGCCCATAGTCGATCAGCATCTGCACCGTCACCGTCGGCTTCGTCGAGGCGAGGAACGTCGGGCGCACGAGCGTGAATCGCTTCTGCAGCCCCGGCGCGCCCATGGCCTGATAGGCGGGCGTCACCTGACACAGGATCGGCTGGCCGCTCGTGGTCGGCGCGGCGATGGTCACGTTGTCGAGCGTGCCGTCAAACGCGCGCACCACGCGCCCGTCGTTCGTCCCGGCGAAGATGTCGGAGTCGATCGAGACGTAGCAGGTATAGGGCATCGCCTTGAACATCGACCACGCTCCGTTGGTGACCTTGAGCGCGAATACGTCGCCGGGGTTTTGCAGTGCGGTCGGCGGCACGTTGACCGTGAGAAGTTCCTCGGCTGGCAGCGATTGAACTTGCCAACCATCGAAGGTGTTGTAGTTCTGCATCAAGCTCGCGATGACCGGCGCAATCACGTACGTCGCGCGCTTCTGCTCAATCTCGCCGAGGGTCGGCGAGTTGAGCAGCGTGCTGAGTGGGGTGAGCCCGAATTGCGACAGGATGTGGACGTCGGCCCCGGTCATAATGACCGCGCGATGTCCCACCGGGAGCGGGCCCACGTTCCACACGCCGCTCAACTGGAACTCGCCGAGCGTGTCGGGGTCGGTGCCCTTATAGATCACGACGTCGCCCTGCGAAGACACCGCGACGAGGTAATCGTCGATGCCGATGCCACCGTCGACGGTCCAATTCACAAGCGCAACCAGCTTGCCGCCACGGCGGAACTGCTCACCGAAGTCGAACATCTTCACCGTGCCGGTGATCTGGCTCACCGGGAGGTACCATGCGTGCGTGCTGTTGAACTCGATGAACCACAGGCGCTTTTTCCACTCGGTGACGTAGCAGAACTTCGAGGGGTCCGCGCCGTTGATCTGGCCCACGCCCGCGCCAGCGACTGGCATCGTCCACGCGCCGTTGTAGATCGCGTAGCCCCCAAGCTGGTTGCAGGCGAGCAGGAACGAGCCCGCTACGTTCTGGAAATTGATCCACGACCAGAACGCAATCAAGCCCGAGCCGCCAACGCCAACCTCGGCGGTCCATGGGCCCGCGCCGCCAGCGGTGACGTCGTAGATGAAGCCGCCGCGCGCTGCGAAGAGCTTGCCCGCTGGGGGCAGCGCCTGCGCGACGGGAGCGCGCAGAATGCTGGCGGCGAGACTAATCTCGTTGCGGATGCGCGTCTTCAAGGTCGGCACGGTCGGCGCTGGGTAGTAGCTCATCAGCGTCCACACCGGGCCAACGCCGGGGATGCTGTTCGCCCATTCGGTGTAGCCCTTGCGCGTTTTGATGCCGAAGTCTTCGACAGTCACGTTGACGAGCGAGATTGCGTACTGCGGTCCCATCACCGCGAACGCATCGCGCATGTTCAGCCCCTGCGTCGGGATGGCGACCGGGATCAACTGCCCGACTGGCGGTCGCGCCTTGCGGGTGTTCTGCAGAGTGGCGGCTCGGAACATGGCTATCCGAAGCCCGAGTCGGGGACGTTCGCCGCGCTGTCGATGTAGCGGAAGCCACCGGGCATCGGGCCCGAGAGCGTGAGCGCCTGCGCGACCTTGTCGTGCCCGAGCAGGAGCGACATGCGGTCGTTGAAGTCGCTCTGCACCGCGACCGTCGCCATGCCCTTCTGCTCCAGCCACTTGAGCTTGATCGCGAGCACCATCAGCAACCAGTCGAGGCGCGGCATGTCCGAATTCAGAGTGGCGCGCTGCTTGAAGAGCGTCGGGGTGACGCCGTCGATCACCCAGTTCGCATCGACGTACTCGATGGTGATCACCTCGCCGTTCATCGGCGCGACGAGGAACTGAAGCTGGTCGGCGAAGATGCGGCACATCGGGCTGATGGTGAGTTTCGGCACCCAAGCCTTCGCCGCCGCCCACTGCTGTGCATTCACGATCACGATCGGGCGGCGCATCGTGGTCGACCAGCCGGTGTCGTCAACGAAGCGCGAGAAGTCGGCTGGAAGGGGAAACGTGGTCAAGACCCCGTTGCCCGCGACCGTGAACGTCTTGCGAAGCTGCTGCCAGTCGTAGGCCTCGGCGACCATGATCCCGGCGAGATTCGCCACGCTCCCCATGAGGAGCGCCGTTTCGTCGGTGGAGTCGTACACGCCCGGAGGAGCGGGCAGCGACATCTGCACCGAGGCCTGCTGCACCTCGTAGAGGATCGTGTCGAGCTTTTGGGCCGAGGCCATCTACAGCCTCACGCAGGCTGCGGCTCGTTCTTCGCCATCTTCTCCAAGATGACGGTGAGCCGCCGCACTTCGGAGGTGAGTTCGGCGATCTGCCCGTCGCGCTTCTCCAGTTCCGCCTGCATGCGGATGAACGGCGCTTCGCCGCGCGCGGCCTCGATGTAGAGCTTCGCGAGTTGCTTGAGCTTGGTCGCGCCCATGATCTTCTGCACCGTGATGTCGGGAAGCTCGGCGAGTTGCTCGACGGTGAAGACCTTGAAGAAGCGGTACTCCTCGACTTGCGCGCGCGTCATCTGCGGCCAGTGCTCAAGGCGCATGCCGCTCGCGCCGGGCTCGCTCTGGCCGCTCTGCTTCCACGCGCTATACGCCCCGGGCCACCGCTGCCGGTCGGTGTCGCGCACCGGGCGGTCGATGATGTTGTCCTTCGAGTTGTAAATCTTCACGCACTCCACATCCTTGAAGCACGGGTGCCCCTGCTTCTCGGTTTCGGCGTCATCGGGAATCGCGCCGATGTAGAACGCGACCGGGAGCTTCTCGTCTCCCTTGTAGGGGTTGCGGACGTCGAAGTGGCTGATGTCGGATTCAAATGTTTCCATCGGATGTCTCCTTGGCTGCTGGGTCATCGGCGAGCGCGGGCGGCGGCGGCGCTTGGCTTGAGTCGAAGGTGTAGTTCGCCTGCAGCGAGCCGTCCGCGTTGATCTTCGCCTTGGCGATGGACACGAAAAATGTGCTCGGCAGGCCCGAGGCCTTGCGGATCAAGTCGAGCACCTCGCTCGCTGGGATGATTGCCGTGCCCTGCCCGCTGCTGCTTGCCATGGCGTCAGGCGACCGCCGCGCTCGCTGCGACTTGAGAGCCGAAGGTTGACTGACCGTTCGTGAGCGCCACGCCGCTGCGGTTGGTGAATCCGACCTCGACCACTGCGCCGATCGCGACCGCGCCCGGTGCCGTGACCGTCTTCATCGGGAAGCCGGTGAATGCTGGCCCTGCGCCCGCATCACGCGAGCCGCCAGCGCCTGCAGCGCCGATGCCGAAGCCTGCGGTGTAGGGCAGGCACCCGGCTGCTCCCGGGATGTTCTTGTAGCTCGGCGCGCCCGAGGTCTGCGTGCGCCCGGTGCCGA